CTTCAGAAAACACATATACTCGCATATCCTAATGTCTATCCAGAAACCGCTTGTATTTCTGTGATAGAGGCAATGAGTGCAGGATGTGTCGTAGTATGTCCGAATCTTGCAGTACTACCAGAAACTTGTGCAAATTTTGCATGGATGTATGGTTATGTTCAAGATAAAGTTGAACACGCAAGAAAGTTTGCGTATGTACTGAAAGATGCTATCGATAACTTTTGGCAACCAGCAGTTCAAACTGGTCTTGCAGTCCAAAAGCAATATTTCGATATGCACTATGACATCGAAACTACTGCGAAGCAATGGGAGATGATGTTATCAACTATAAAATCTAACCTAAAGAAAAAATAATTGTGGTTGATACAAATTTTGGAGTAACATCATTATTTAAGACTCCTTTAATGGAGGTAGAGCTTAGTTTAGATACGGACAAATTAACCGAATTTGTATTTGATATGTGGAATAAAGATAAAGATGGGAAGGAAAAATCAAACAGAGGTGGGTGGCACAGTAATAATGAAATACATAAACATCCTTATGAAGAATTACAAAAACTAAAGAAAGAAATAACTCACTATTTACGGAAGTATCATTTAGAAGTTTTTCGGGATATGATTTTTACATCAGAAATGACTCAAGTTATTGATGAAATGTGGGCAAATATTAACGAAAAACACGATTATAATGAATGGCACGTTCATCCTTATTCTAACCTTTCTGGAGCTTACTATGTAAAACACGATGGTTCAAAAGAAAATGGAGATATTTTATTTAAACATCCAGATCCTTTTTATGCGAAAGGATATGGAATGTTGCATTGGCCCCCACAATCAGTTGAAGCATACAATGAGGTTTCTGCTCCAATAGTCGAGGTTACTCCTAAAACAAATTTACTATTATTATTTCCTTCATGGTTAGAACATAAGGTAAATAATAATTTGAAAAATGATACCAGAATATCATTTTCATTTAATACAACATTATTGAAAATAAATTAATTATGGCAAAGAAAGTAAGAATAGAAAGAGAACCCATGAAGGTTAAACGTACTCGTAAGATTACTGAAGAACAACGAGAGGCTCTCCGTCAACGTATGATTGAAATGCGAAAGAAACGCAAACCAGCTGAGTACAAAAATGTAAATAAAAGAGTTCTTGCACTTCCAGAAGATGATAGATATTCTTTTAAAAATGTAAAAGAATGGATCAAAGAAACCAAAGATCAAATATCTACTCTCAATAAACAAGCAAGAGGTAGAAATGTTCTTCCTCAAGATAGACAAAAAGCATCGAATCTCGTAGATTCAAAGAAAGCATACATTCGATATTGCGAACATTATATAAAAACAGGTGATTGGATTGGTATGTTTTCTGGAAAACACGAAGAACAAAAAGTAGTTCCAAGATGTATTGCTATGGCTTATCATCCTGACGGCACTCCTAAGAGGTCTGTAGGGATATTCTATTCAGATATTAATATGGTTTGGACTAAAGATATGGATGAGTCAGAATACGCAAATCTTGAAAACAGAGAATATATAAAATCGGAAACTATTTCAGTTACAGATAAACAATTTACAGGAGATATGTAATGCCCCAATCGGACATAGTTGAAACTCTTGAAATGGTAAGTAAAGCTAAGACAAGGGAAGAAAAAAGACAAATTCTCAAAGACAGAGAAAATTTTGCAACTAAAGCAATATTGCAACTAAATTATCATCCAGACGTAAAGTGGAAGATTCCTAAAGGAGCTCCACCTTATACTCCTAATGAAAATCAAGCAGATGCTTCACTTCATTATGAGGTAAAAAAATTGGATTACTACGTTGATCCAAGTCCACATAATCTTCCTATGTTAAGAAGAGAAGCAATGTTTGTTCAATTACTTGAGAGACTTACACCTAAAGATGCTAAACTTCTTATTGACATGAAAGACAAGAAGATTTCATATAAAGGTCTTTCATATAAGTTAGTTAGAGATACTTGGCCTGATTTACTTCCAGAAATTGAGGAAGAAAAATCTGAATCCAAGAGTGAGGAAGCTGTAGTAGAGGAATAAAATCGTATAAATATAACTACATTTGGTTGAAATTAGTATTTTATGTATTTTATTAATATGAATGATTAACCAAAAAAAGGCAGAAATATGATAGGAGTAGGAAAATTTCTACTTACTCTCTTAATTACTTTGCTGATAACCACGCCAACGAATAGTAATGTCTCAGGGTCGAAAGTTAAGAGCGATTACTACTTCAATCCAGTAAAACCTCTTAACTATATTAGATATTCTCATCAAGACGTTGAATGCCTTGCGAAGAATATTTATTTTGAGGCAGGAGTGGAAAGTACAGCAGGGAGATTAGCGGTTGCTAATGTTACACTTAATCGAATGGATTCAAAACAATATCCAAATAGTGTATGTGAAGTGGTGAAAGAGGGTAAACATCGTTATAATGCAAATTTAGATCAATGGATTCCTGTAAGGGATAGGTGCCAATTTTCATGGTATTGCGATGGCCGGATCGATGATCCAAATCCAGGCAAGACATGGAATGATGCACAAGAACTTGCAGATCTAGTGATGCAAAAACATCAAAGAAGAATATTGATAGACATAACAGACGGAGCCACACATTATCATGCAAATTGGATGGAGTCATTTCCAAATTGGAGTTTCCATCATAAAAAAGTAGCGTCTATCGATAGACACATTTTTTACAAAGCAAAGAAAAGAAATAGTAGATAAAAAAACTTGACAAATCCGTTTCTATGATGTATAATATATTCATAAACTAATTAATGGAGATCATATGAAACGGACAATATCTATTTTAATTCTTGCTTTGATGTTTGGTTCTACTGCATTCGCAGGAAAAGTCATAACCAAAACTGAAATAATTAAAACAGAAGTATGTGAAGCAATCGGTGGTTGTTGGGTAAATCCTAGAACTGGTGAGTGCCCAGATTGCGTTGTGAGAGAAACTAAAATTATAACTGAAGAAGAAATAGAAGAAAAAATAGTCGTGGCAAAGATAGAAAAACCCAAAAGAATAACTACGGATAAAAAAAGAATGAAATGGGTTTGTATCGTAGGGCCTTGTGATTTTTAGGACTATATATTACATGAGCAACTTTGAAGGAAGATACAATTATGCCGTATTATGATTACCAATGTAAGTCATGTGGATATGAGTTTGAGAAGAACATGAAGATTAGTGAGAGAAAACTGCCCACGGAAGAACCTTGTCCTAAGTGTTCTGAACGTGAGGTGAACCAATCACTTGCCACGCCGTATCATGGAGATCCGTGGCACTTTGCAGGAAAGAAGCCTGATGAAGGATTCAAAGATCGTCTGAGAGAAATTAAAAAGCATCATATAGACAATACTATAAATGTACCATAATTTTTCTTAGGATTATTTTCATGGCAAAACGTAATAAACGAAAATATTATGATTTGAATGAAACAACAGAAGAAAGACAACTTTACTTAGTCAAAGACAGACACGATAATATTGGAAAACAGGCTGGACTTAAATTAAACGAGATTCATCCTAAAACTAAAGCACAATCGGACACCTTTGACTCTTATAATGAAAACTACAACCTAATGTTGCATGGTTGTGCAGGAACAGGAAAAACATTTATTTCCATGTATCTTGCATTAAGTGAGGTATTCAAAAAATCACCATATAAATCTGTAACTGTAGTACGTTCAGCTGTACCCACAAGAGAAATCGGATTTCTCCCAGGCGGGTTACATCAGAAACTAGAAGTCTACGAGATGCCGTATCGTTCCATTATAACGGAATTGTATGGTAGAGGTGATGCATTTGATGTGTTAAAACACAAGGATGTTCTTAATTTTATATCAACATCCTATATTCGTGGATTAACATTAAAGAGAACTATTGTTATTGTTGATGAATGTGAGAATTTAAATTTTCACGAGCTTGATTCAATCATTACTCGTATTGGTAGTGATTGTAAAATTCTCTTTTGTGGTGATTTCAAACAATCAGATTTCAGAAATGTAAATGAAAAGCAAGGGATGCATAATTTCATGGAAATCTTGAGTGGTATGAGATCATTTAATACTGTGAAGTTTACACAAAATGATATTGTGAGAAGCAACATGGTTCGTGAGTATATTATACAGAAAGACAATCTCAACTATTGATCAACAACGGAGAGGCCCAATAAGTCTCTCCGTATATTTTATGAAACAATTTAATTATGATCTTCTTGAAAACAAAAGAGATCTCTTAGAACAAGATAATTCGGGGCCGAACGGAAGAGTGTATCATGCACCGAAAGGAACATATCCATCTATAACCAATGTTCTCTATGAAATAATTTCCAAGCCAGGAATACAGGCATGGAGAGAAAGTGTGGGGAAAGAAGAAGCAGATAAGATTTCCAGAAAGGCTGCGAGAAGAGGTTCAAGAATCCATTCTTATATTGAAAAATATTTAGAGGGAAATGAGAACTATCTTGATAAAGCACCAGCAGATCACATGGAACTTGTTAAACTTGCAATTCCTCAAATAGATGAAAAGATAGACAACATTCGTGGTGTGGAATTAGGAATGTGGTCTGAAGGTCTGAAAGTGGCAGGAACATCAGATTTGATTGCAGATTATGAAGGAGAACTTGCAGTCATAGATTGGAAAACTGCAACTTATATTAAAAAGGAAAAATACATCCATACTTACATTTTACAAGGTACAGCGTACTGTAGGATGCTCTATGAGTTATATGGGTTGATTCCAAAGAAAGTTGTCATATGTTCTTTAATTCGTTTTGATCCAATGAAATACAATCCTTTGATGGATCAAGACATCTATGTAGATTGGAAAGTATTTAATCCATTAGATTACATTAAAGAATTGAAATCTGTAGTTGATACTTATCATTACAAAATGGGAACTTGATTAACATAAATATTTTTGGTATTGATGATAGAGGTGAAATAAACTAGGCAGGACGCCAGTTCGATTCTGGCCGCCTCCACCAAACACATAGGAATAGATGAATGACACAAGCAGGTTGTTATTGTGGACATTATTCATCGTTGCAGTAGTTATTTTATTAGAATTATTAGAAATGCTTACTGTGTAGTTGATGGGGGCGAAAATGGGTGTTCGACTGATAGAATAAAGACCGAAGGAGATACCCAGTTGAGCAACGACTGTATAATAGTGCAACTAAAATAATCGCAAATAATTCCGATTATATTTCCGCATCTTCTTATGCACTTGCTGCATAGTAGATAGCCGAGTTAGAACTATGGTTCGGGGGAAGTGGCTTGGGAACAGAACAACTTCCCCACTACAATTTTTAAAGGGTACGAAAATGGCAACAAAAAAAGACAGACTAGGTGATGGTAAAATTAATACTGGCATCGAAATGATTGAAGACCAAGAAGAGAAATTATGGGAGCAAAATCCAATGGAAGCACTACGATATGAAAAGATTGAAACAAGAAAGAAACTGAATTGGATGGCAAGATATGTTTTGTCAATGATTATAGTTTTAACTTTTTTGTTTTTAATATGGCTACTATTCTACGGAGCATTACCGCAAGAAAGTCGTGATCTGGTTAATATCATGGTGGGTGCTTATGTGGCCGTTCTTGCTAAGGCAACTGATTACTGGTTCAAAGACAAAGATGATCCAGAACAAAAAGAAGGAGAGAATGTGTCGAATGGAAATAATGACACATTTTGACTTGACAATCAAGAATAAATCTGTTATAATGAGGATATTATAAAATGAAAGAATTACTTAATATGTACACATCTGAAAAATATAATGCTGAAATAGAGAAGTTGGTAGAAACTACTCAAATGAGTTATCTTGATGCTATGCTTTATCATGCAGAAGAAAACGGATTGGAATCCGAAACAGTTGCAGGATTAATAAACACCAAAACCAAAACAAAGTTAAGGGAAGAAGCAGAAGAGTTGCATTTTATGCCACGAACAGCAAAACTCCCAATATGATACCAAAAGTGGAGCCGTTTGAAGTATATCAGAAATACCTGTCATTGAAACAACATTTCAGTAAGAAGGATTATGATTACTTCAAATTCAATGGGAAAGTTCGTGCAAGTTCATCTTCCTTTGAAAAGAGAAAAGACAAACATCATTTTATAAGATTATCGAAGATTTATAAAGATGAAGAAATTACAAAATTTTTCGTTTCTAATTTCGTTAAGTCAAGTGAGTTGTGGATTGGTAATCTTACTGCACCAGAGGGCAGAGAAAATTATATTTCATGGAAGGCAAAGATACAGAGTCTTCCATATGTTTTTGAAAGTGAGATTGATTCATTATTTAGCGATAGTGATAATTTCAACTCACTTTTTGATTGTCTGGATGGTCAACATCCTAGGCTACTCCGTTCTGTATTTGGCGGAGATTTATCAGTCGAGTCTTTTATTATTATGGACTCGATTCTTCAGTTCGCCTCTAAGTTTAATGAAGAAATAGAGGAATCGGTCATTTGGCCCGAACTATATAGTATGTGTACTAATTATGCACCATTCTTGGTTGTGAATAAGCAGAAATATGTAGACATATTGAAGAAACAAGTAGAATTACATTATGCATAAAGTGGATAATCAGAAACAAGTAGAACAAGGAGAATAAGATGGCAAGTTCATTTGCATCCCTCAAGAAGTCTCGTCAATCCTCATTGGAAAAACTCCAAACAGAGATTGACAAAATCAATAACCCTCAAAACAATTTCAGTCGAGAAGATGACCGCTTCTGGAAAGCGGAACTCGACAAGTCTGGAAATGGATATGCAGTTATCCGTTTTCTTCCACCATCCAATGGTGAAGATATGCCTTATCAGCGTGTCTTCAATCATGGTTTTCAAGGGCCAGGTGGCTGGTATATTGAAAACTCTTTGACCACAATCGGTCAAAAAGATCCGTTGGCAGAGTATAACTCTGTTTTGTGGAACTCTGGTATCGAAGCGAACAAGGAGATTGCTCGCAAACAGAAACGTAGGTTGACCTACTTCTCAAACATCTTTGTCGTAGAAGACAAGTCAAATCCTCAAAACGAAGGAAAGGTATTCCTTTTCCGTTATGGAAAGAAGATCTTTGATAAGATTAGTTCCATGGCGAATCCAGAGTTTGAGGATGAGTCGCCAGTAGATGTTTTCAATCTTTGGGAAGGTGCGAATTTTAAACTTAAAATTCGTAAGGTTGACGGATTCTCAAACTATGATAAGTCAGAGTTTATTACTCCGGCTCCTCTGTTTGAGGATGATACCAAGTTGGAAGAGACTTGGAACTCACAACATTCTCTTGATGAGTTTGTAAACGAGAACAACTTCAAGTCCTATGATGAGTTAAAGTCTCGTTTGGATATTGTTCTTGGAAACACTAAGACTGCTGCAATGTCAGCACCATCCTCAGTTGATCAAGTAGATCATACGGATGTTCCTTTCGATGGTGGAACTCCCATTAAAGAAGAAACATCTAACGATGAGAATCTTGATTACTTCAAGAAGTTAGCGGAAGCGTAGACTACGCAACTTTACTAACAAAATTACTAACCTCATTGGGTAGCATCTGTCCTGTGGGGTTAGTTTGTCTAATTGTAGTATTGTTATTTACAACTTGAGTACTATTGTCCATCACAACTGGAGCAGAAGATGCTTCACCTCCCATTTGTATTCCAACTCTTTCCATTGCCATTTGATTCATTACCTGTCCTGCAATTGATCTTGCCATAGGGTCAATGAATACTCCTGCACGATCTGAACCAAGAGGAATTATTGCTTCTGCAGGGCCATCCATTGGAATACCACCACCATATGCACCTCTTCCTTGCCATGTTGAGTGTTCACCAACAACTGTTCCAGAACTAGGCAACCAAGTAGGTTTTGTTACAACAATTCCGCCTTTGTATGTGTCTTTATCATTTCCAAATCCAGGCACAAAACTTAAAACTTTTCCTGCTCCTTCACTAAACGTATCGAAAGCTTTATCAGCAAGGTTTGATGCACCTTCTTTGATATTATCATATGTTTTTGTTACTTTTTCTCCAACTTCTTTAATAGTATCAAGACCAACAAAATCAATAATTTTGTTTACCAATTCATCAAATAATTCTACAACCAATGTTGTTATATTATCAACAGCATCAGTTAGACCCGATTGTTTTAACAATCCTTTTGTAGAATCATATGCACCAATCATCCAATCTGGTAAAAGATTTTGCCATTTAAAACCTTCTGGTGTGGATGCGGCTGCTACTGCTCCATCAGAAAGCTTCCAAATAAACTCTGGAACTAAGTCTCTCCATGAGAATGTTCCTGTAGGTTTAACCTCTGTTCCTTCTACGAGTTTTACTATCCAATTTGGAAGAAGACTTTTGTAGGAAAATTCAGTATCAGCCCATGCAGTTTTTGCTACATCAATTACTTTGAGTATAAAGCCGGGAACTAAATCTCTCCATGAAAATGAACCTTCTGTAGAGTATTCTCCTTTGAAAAATTTTATAAAAAATTCTGGTAGTAAATCTTTCCACTCAAAGGTAACATCTTTTCCTGCAACTGCAACATTATTGAATAAGTCTACAAGAAATTTTGGAAAAAGGTCTATCCAAGAAAATTCTGGAAAATCTACTGTGAAATATTCTCCCCCAAAAAGTTTTGTAAGAGCAGGTGG